TGGCAAGCTATTATTTTTGCTGATGCGTCTATTGCAAATGCACATACAGGCGAAGTTGCCGCCGCAGTTACATCTAAAGTTCCATCACCAGCACCTGTTGGAGTTAATGGATCACCATCAGCTCCTGCTGTTAAAGCGATAGATAAAGTAGCTGTTCCACCTATCTGTACCCAACAATATTGTCCGTCTGTTGGAGCAGATTGTAAAACACCACCACCTACCTCATTAGAGTCAGATAAATCGCTAGTTACTACATTTACTGCACCAGCAGAAGCACCAGATGGTGCGTAGTAATAAGCAACTTGTCCACTTACTGCTGCAACACTTCCTGCACCAGTATCATATTGGACATATTTAAAAGTATTTCCAGATACATCTATGCCTTTTTGACCAAGTGCAAATGTAGCAGTATCACTTACTTCTGTTACGTCCATTCCAGTAATATAAGCCATAATAATTTACTCCTTTACTATGCTTGTATGATGCCTTGTCTTGCTCTGTTTGAAACAGTCATATTTCCTGCCCAAACTACTGGCAATACCATTGCATCTTGGTTAACAGATGCCTTTTCCCCTAGTGGAGTAAACTCTCTGCCACTTGCAGGTCTAAGGAATAAATAGTCCGTATTAAGCATATACATTTTGCTTGCTGGACATTGATCGTCATAATACACAGGTGCGTCCATGAACATTAAGTTCATAAACCCAGCACTTGCTTTATCATCACTTGTAAACCTTTGGTTTGTTTGTAATGATGCCCAATAATATTGGAAATAAGTGCTGTCTGCTACAATGCAATCTGGTTTATCTGCACCTGTAATTATGTTTGCATTAATCATAGCAGTCTCAATAGCACCAGTTTGTATTGTAGTAGCACTAGGTGTAACACTTTCTGTACTAAAATCGTAAACTTGATTTTGCCAGAAAGAATAAGTTGTTGAGTTAATTCCACCAACTGTGTTTCCTACTGTGCCAGGAACTAGAAGTTGTAAACCTCCTAATTCTTTACCACTTGTGCCTGTTCCGTCTGCATATAACGCAGTAGCCATTGTGTTCTTTAATGACTTTTCAAGATTTTTAACTCTTGATTTTAAAAGATTAAACACAGCTTCTTTTCCTGAATTTTCAACTTGTTCTAATCCAGAAATAACAACATTTCCAGCTAACTGTTTATAATTAAACTCGGCTGCTGTAAATACGTTACTTGTTGATGTGTCTAATACCTCATAACCACTATACCATTTTGCAGTTGAATTTGTTGCGTATTCTAATTCTTGCACAATAGTTCTACCACCAGCGACTACTTTATTGCCTTTCTCCTGTATTGAGCGAAGTAAAGCATTGTTATTAGTGATGTTATCTGCCATCGTTCTGCTGTAATTAGCGAGAGTGGTAGTAACAATCTCTGTATAAGTGCTATTTGGCGATGCCATAATATCCTCCTATAATTTGTTATTACCCCACAAAAACATTACCGAGTTATCCCTGCTCCCTCAATATTTGTCATCAACAAACTATCCAAATCGGAAGTTTTTACAGAACCTCTAGGTGGATTTGCAGAGGTTTTCGGCTTTACCTTACGAGCTTTTTCTACCGCAAGTTTACGCTTTTTTTCTTCCTCTTTTTTTGCTTGAGCTCTTTGGGTTTTTAAGGTTTCTTCATACAAATCATCATCTAATCTTAATGCTTTATTGTATGCTTCTTCCATATTTTTAGCTTCTCCTGCATCTATTAAATTACCCATTTTCACACGCAATTTATCAAAATGTGGGTGCTTTAAATTCCCATTAGCATCTTTAGTTTCAGCAAATACCTGTATTTGGTTTTCTGTCTCATTTCTCGCTGTTTGAAAATTATATTGCTTAAATTGATTGAGTTCACCTTGTACTTCTTGTAGTTGTTTTTGTAATTGGGCGTATTGTGGGTCTGGATCATTCCAGTCCTCACTCTCATTTAACGACTCCAGATTAATTCCATATCCTTGTGCAAGTTGTCGAAGTGCCATTTTAGGGTTAGCTCTGAGGGCTTGGTCTGCTCCTAGCAATCGAGAAATATACTCTGCTTCTGAAATTCCTGTTGCTTGAATTGCTTGTTTAGCTGGCTCTATAACCTTTTGTAATGCTTCTAAATCTTTACGTTGGGCGGCTAAATCTTGTGTCTTTCTTGTGTAATCTGCTGTCATCTCTTTTTCTCTTTTTAGCAATCTTTCTTTTGCATTATGAGGTAGAGAATCAAACATTTCACGATCTTCAGAATTCCAATTTTCTGGAGCAGACAAAGATGTATCTTGCGATTCCTCTGTTTCTTCTGCTTCTTCTATTGTTTCTTCTGAAGTTGAAACTTCTTCATCAGGTGTTTCTTCTTCCTCGCCAGTAGCTTTCTGGTCAAGTTCTTCCGAACCTTCTGCTTCCGTTTCGGTTTCTTTTTTAGGTATATCTGGTAAAGACGATGTTTGTGTTTCTTCTTTTGAAGGAACTGGATCACCTTCACCTTTGTCTAAAACTTCTCCAATACTACCCTCTAATATTGCGTCAAGAGTAGTTGCTTCCGTAGCTGATTCCTGTACTTCAGGAGTGCTTTCTTCTGCCATAGTTTGCTCCTTTTCTAGCATTATTGACCCCAATTTTCAGGTTTTGCACTATTCGTCTGTGCTTTTCCTGCCCAATCGTTGCCTATTTGTTTTACACCATGTCGGCTTTCATGTGCCCTTAACTGAGATCGGCTACCTATAACTGATCTGTCTATTGGACTCACAAACTCTTGTATATCAGACATAACTTGATGTGATTTTCCACTATATTTTTTCTTTTTTTTAGGAATCTCAGTATTTCCCCATTCTATGTCATCATAATTTTTTCTGTAACTCATTGCAATTTCTCTGCTACTTTTAAATCAGCTTCCATTAAAGCTAATCTTTCTTTTGCTTCTGTGCGTTCTCTTGATTGCTGTTCTTCACTTGCTATTTTTGTTAATGCAGCTCTTTCTTTAGATTGTATATCCGCCATTTTGCCTTGTTGTTTCATTTGCTCTTTCATTAGTTCTGCTTGTACTTTTTCTTTTGTCATCATTTCTTCTGGCGAAGGTTGTGGCGGAGCTTGCATTGCTTGCTGTGCTTGTTGTGTTATTTGTTGTTCTGTCATATCTATTGTATCTTCAAAATCTCTACCTACTTTCCAAGCTCCAACTAAAAATCGTAAAGATTGAAAAGCAATAGGTGTTAATAACGGATTAGCTGTAGCAATCTGTACTGCTCTTTCCAAATAACTTCCCATAGTATTTAAAAATTCTATACGAGTACGTTTTTCTTCTTCTTCGTCCATAAAAACAGTAGAGTCTGTTTCTACATCTATAGAATAACTACGCAATTTATCATCTCGCATAATTTGTATCATTTCAGGCATTACTTGCAATCCTGTAATATTTTGCAATATTTCAGGTTCGTAATGTTCTGCTACTATTTCCGCTTTTATTCTAAATAAATCACGAATATATGTTTCTATATCTTCTTGTCTTTTACGCATACGCATACTGCCAAAACGAGCTTTTAATTGTTGAGCAGTAGCAGTTTCACTAGCTTTTGTAGACCCTCTAATTAAATCGGATATACCTGTTACTTCGTATATTGTTTCTAATATTTGTTGTCTTTGTGTGTATAATCCCTGTAAAACTGTGCTTATTGGTGTAATATCTTCTTGTTGAAAAACCGCAGCTAACCCTCCTTTTTGTGCTAATTGCGTAAAATTTTCACTAGGAACAAAATCATTATCACCTGCTTCTGCTAAATGTGATAATTCTGGTACAGAAGCATCATATACTCCACGTCTTTTTAATCCTTCAATTAAATTAGCAATACGAGTTGTAACACGATCTAATTCATCAGCTTGGTCTTGATATAATGTGTATTCTGGTATTGGCACATTTGTATCATTAGTGCGTACTGCAACAAGGGGAGTAGGTGTAGGAAAAAAATGTTCTAATCCATAAGGATCGTCTGTTTCCATTAAAATTTTTGGGTAACCTTTTGATACATAATATCTTTTTAATTTTGTTTTATCCCAGATTTCCCATATTTCTGCTCTTTTAAAAACTTCATCATAATCTTCTTCTTCGCTATCTGGACTCCAATTTAACGGAATATCATAAGCGTCATCAAATCCTCTTTCGTCTAATTCATCTCTTGTCCATAAATGTCTACGAGCTTTCCATGATACATCTTCTGGTCTTTTTGCAACATTTTCTCTGTAATCTTCCCAATGCACATATTCAAAATAACAACGTTGTTCTGCCACTCTTTCTTCTTCTACTTCTGTAATAACAACTTCACCAAATTCATTAATTGCTTCTGTTTGTACTGTTTCCTTAACAAAAACTGGATCATATACTACCCAAACAACACCACGACCAGGTAATAAATAATCTTCTAATGCTGATTGTACTGTTTTCTTTTCATCATATATATCCATACCATAATCTAAAACTCTTTCTATAACTTTAGATATTTGGCGTGTTATAGGGTTGCCATCTGGAAAACGTCTACGCACATCTGGTTTTGCCATTTTAGCAAATAATGCACCTTTTAAAGTTTCTGTATTGCTCCATAATATATTAAATTTTTTATCATAATCTGTTAGAACATTTACATTGCGTTCATCTCTATAGCGTTCTACTACTTGATGTCCTCGCCTACGCCAATCATCTTCTGCGGCATCTGCGGCATCTAATTCCATTTGCCAATACTTTGATGTTCCTTGCGAAACTTCTATTTCATCTCTTGTTTCGTTTTCTGCCATGTGTTTTTTTCTTTTTGTTTTTTACCAATTTTATTTTTTTTTATACTTTGTCTTGACATTTGATAAAAAGTATAATCCATATTTTTAAAATTGCCATCATATTTTTCAATTTTTTTCATTATATTCTTAATTGTCTTTTCTTTTTTTCTAACTTTAAGTGCATTTGTACCATTTCGTCAAGCGTTGGTTTTTTATTTAAATCATCTAAAGGGTCTTTTTGTTTTGGTTTAGGTTGTATATTTTTGTATGCCATAGCTAAATATCTAAAGCTATCTGATGCGTGTGATGCCCAATTATGCAAAGGTGTTCTTTTAAATACTCGTTTTATATCGTCCCAATCTCTTTGGTAATTTCTTAACGCATTAAGTCCATCTTCGCATTTTTCTTGGTCAAAATAACAATGTTGTAATAATAATCGTACAGCATTTATGCCATCATCAACTTTATGGCTTGGCACAATACGAGGGCGTCTACCCATATTTATTAAAGTTTCTGCCCTCGTCCTCCCTGTTCCTAATTCTCGTACTTTGGCATCATGGGGTAAATAATCATCGCCATAATAACTATAAGGCAATTCTTCCATCATTTTAACATAATGGTCTAATCCAACCCCACCACTTTCATAATAATCAATAACTCGTATTTCTCCCATAGTTACTTGGAAAAACCATAATGCACAACTATCCGATATTCCTAAATCCCATGCCACATGAACTGGCAATGCTTCGTCATATTCTATTTTTGTAATACGACCTTCTTGTTCTGCATCAATAATTAAATTACCATAATACGACCCTTTGATAGCTGCTGCCCAACTACATTCAAACTCTTGCATATATTCATCTTCACCCATTTGTTGCTTTGCTGCTTCTAATTCTTTAGGGTCTACAACTTTTGTTTCTGATGCTTTATAAATAACTCTGTACCAATCTGGATCATGTTTTGCATCTTCATATAATCGCCAAAATTGGTTACGTCCTTTCGGTGTGCCAATAAATATTGCCCATCCTTTTCTATCCACTAAAGCTGGTCTAACAACTTCTGACCATACTCTCGGACTCATATCCGCATATTCATCAAGTATTACGCCATCAAGATAAATACCACGCAACGCATCTGGGTCATCTCCAGCTCCATACAATCGTATTCGACTACCATTAATTAAATCTACTCGTAATTCCGATTGATTTATTTTAGTGCCAGGAATACCTTTTGTATAATATACCAAATAATCCCACGCTACCGCTTTTGCTTGTCGATAATACGGAGCAATGTACGCATAACGTCCATCACTACGTTCTGTTTTTAATTCTAATGCTTTTCGTAATAACTCGGTAACCGCATACACAGACTTTCCCCAACGTCTATGCGATACACAGATTTTAAATCTTTTATTATTCTGATGCAGTTTTGCCTGTAATGGTCTAGGCGTATAAGGTATTGTAATATGCACTACTCAATCCTTTTATTTTCTACTTCCCCTTCAACGACCTTCATTTCCTTCGGTGGGTCTAATGAAAAACTTACACTTATCTGATTAGGTATTCCCTCATGTTCCACCTTCTCTTGAAATCCCCCCTTAGTCTTTGCCAAAAATATAGCCGATATCGTATCGCCATTCATAGCTTTCTTATACAACTGACTACCTATATTCATAGTTAATCGTTCTTTGCCAGTTTCTAATGCGTGTTGAAAATGTTTCCTCAAAGTCTTAGCACTACACCCTACTAACTTGCCTATCTGCTCATGGGTTAATCCAAACCCTACTCCCAACGAACATACTCTCTCTTGCTCTGGGGTCGGTTTAAAAGGTGGTCTAC